GTCAGCGGCTGGTGGTGGCGCGGCTGGCGGGCTTCTCGGCGGGCTTGTCTTGTCTGCCGCAGTCGATGGTGCCCTAAAGGCCATGGAAAAGAATAGCTCTATAACCAAGGAAGCCCTCGATCCTCTTAGCATGGGGGCGGCTGGCGCAGCGGCGAAGCATCTTGTAGTGGGCGTTATGGGCCTCCCTATTTTCCATGGCGCTGAAAAGGCGATGATGGGCTACGGAAAACCTGGGGCTTTGCTCCGACGCATGCCCGGGGGGCCTAAAACCCAGGAGTGGATGCAGCGCCATAAGGTAGACCAGTTGGCTATCGGCATCCGCGAGGGTTTGGCAGGTCGGACAAATCCGGGGTTACGATCCGGCGTTGCCCTAGGAGTGGCTCTCCCGTCATTGAAGTACAATAGGCAGATGGGGATCGAATTTGGCAAGCTTCTACGCGGAGTGCCCCCTGGCTACAGAGAGCAAGCCTTGGAGATTTTCAAGAAAGGTATCACTCCCGTAATGAAAACAAGCAAGCGCGGGGAACCCACCCCTGTTTGGAACCAATTACCTGAAGCTATTGATAAAGCTATGGGTAAAGGCGGCAAGTCTCCCTTCGCAACCGGAATGGTTATGGGCCGCGTTCCGGGTGGCGCAAGCATTCAAAAGGCTTACCAAGCAATGCTTCACAGCGGCAGAGGCGCATTGTCTCAGGAAGGGCGCGCAGTACGCGGTCTCCCTAAAACGTTAGCTCAGGACCCTAAGAAAAACTCGGCCTTGCCCGATCTAATTGTGGGCGGTGCGGGCCTCGGCGCACTAGGCGCGTCAGCGCTTCTTAGCGGCGGTGCTACCATACCCGCCCATGTTGCGGCAGGTTTAGCTGGTTTTGGTGGCGCTCACTTAGGAGTTAATGCCCTTAAGGGGCTGGGGACCAAATCGAAAACAATACAGGATAAAGCTTTGGAGTCTGCTGGGCAGGGTGTCCGTGAGGCGTTCTTGCCGGGGATGCGGAAATCTCGCGCAACAACAGCGCTAGAGCTGGGTATGGATTACGGAATTTCCCCCGCCTCTAGAGACTTTTCTCGCACAGTTGGCGGGGCCGCGAGGCGGGTTGCGGAGATGGGCAGGGGAGCAATGTCTGGTAAGGGGCAGCAGTTACTAAACCGAGGGGTTACCCCTGCTAGATTAACCTTTTCGGAGGCCGCAGCAGTTCCAATGCTTGCGGGGGCTGGTGCAGCATTGGCAACGAGGCGATAATATGATGGAAGAAAACCATGCGTGGCGTAAGTCTACAAGCCGTAGAAGTTGAGGTTATCACGTGCCCTTAGGTGACTACTTAATAAAGAAGGCTGCTGAGAAAGTGGATAAACCTGCCCACGGGACAGGGATTCCTTCCTTGAAAGAGTGGTTTAAGCCCTATGAACATCAGGCGGCGGCCATTGATAGGCTTTTCGCTAATAAGGGCAAGATGATCCTCGCCCATGAGATGGGCACAGGGAAGACTGTCACCAGCATCTACGGCTTTGAGAAAATGAAGCATGAGGGCAAGGCCAGAAAGGCTATTGTCATTGTTCCCTCGGGCCTTCGAGACAACTTCGCAACAAACGGTGTTGAGAAGTTCACTAATAGTACATGGCAGGCAATTGGGTCTTCCTCAGAGAAGTCAAAAAAGTCTGGGTACATCCGCCCCGGGGAGGAGTCCGACAAGGACTATACAATTGTAAGCTACGCGATGTTTCGCCGTGACCCTATTGGCTTTATGAAGAGAACGGGCGCAGACACCATCATTGCGGATGAGTTTCACAAGACACGTAATGAGAGCGCGAGCACCTACAAGGCGCTCCAGGCGGCACGGCAATTAGCTACTAATTTTATGGGCCTCACCGCGTCTATGATTAATAATAGACCTTCTGAGTTAGCCACGTTGCTTACCCTGTCCGAGGGGACTCGGGATATGACCCCTAAGCAGTTTAAGCGGAGGTACACCGAGACAATTGGGTTTACTAAGGGGTTTAACGATTCGAAGAAGAAAGTTGTCGGCATGCGGAATGTCGCAGAGTTACGGGAGCGGACAGGCACAAAAATAGACTACGTAGAGACTAAGAGCCTGAAAGGCAAGTCAATGCCTCGGAAGGAAACCAAGGTTGTTGAAGTCCCTATGTCTAAGGAGCAGTACAGGCTGTACCAATTGTCTCTAGATAAACTGGGCCCCATAAAAAAGTACATCACGAAGAAAGACCCTAATATAACTGTAAAAGACGCCAAGATGCTCTTCGCGCAGATATCCCAGGCGCGTCAACTCTCGAACTCTCTTGAGGCTGGGCGGAGCGATATAACGCTTGCGCAGTCCGCAAAGAGAACCCCCAAAGTTAGCAAGTTACTGCAGGACACTAAACAGCATTTGGCAGAAGCGCCAGATAATAAAGTGGTCCTCTATTCAAACCTTGTGCGCGGCGGCATAGACGTTATCTCTGCTGGCCTAAAAGACCTAGGTATCTCTCACGCAGTATTTGTGGGCAAGGGCACCACCGTTGGTGGTGATAAGGTTACCGGCGTTTCGAGACAGGCTGGGGTCAAAGACTACAAAGAGGGTAAGAAGCGAGTTATCGTGCTGAGTGGGGCGGGCGCTGAAGGCTTGGACCTTAGAAACTCCACTGCGTTTTACTCTCTTGACGGCCACTTCAACCCTCAGCGAGTCTTGCAGGCCGAGGGCCGCGCTAGAAGGCTGGGTGGTCAGAAGCATCGCCCCGAAGAAGAGCGTGTTGTCAATGTCCGGAGGTATCAGAGCGTTGCGCCGGAAAGCGCAAAGCCGGGTGTCATTGGAAGAATGTTTGGCAAGACAACCCCCAGAACAACTGACCAATGGATGGATAGTGTTGCGCGAGGAAAGTTTACGCAGCAAAAGCAATTTTATAAGGCTTATAAGAACAAAAAGCACCTGTACAAATATACAGATTCGCAAGGGAAGACCCGCTATGTCTACGCCAAAAAACCCACAACCCAAAAGAAGTCTCCTGGCCTTTTCTCCAGATTCTTTGGAAGGAATTCGGCAAAAGCTAGCCCAGGCCAACCCACCCAACCTCAGAGTGTCTAAGGATTATGCGTCCTGTGGAAGCTGTGAGAACTTTACCTACACTGCTGGTAGGTCTTGGAAGGGTGACGGTTGGTGCTCAAGGTACGCCCAGTCTCCGGTTAGATCTGACTTTGTCTGCAATGATTTTTCGGATGTAGGGGGCGAGAAATGACCTACTTCTTTTTAGATATTACTATTTTTCCTCTTTTCGAGTTAATCCTTACCTTGACCCGTGGCCCCAAGGAGCTTCTAATGAAGTCGTTGAGAAGTTTCTTTTCACTCGGTAGAATGGGTGACCATATGGATAACTCCCAAGAGTCTTCCTTTTTCTCATAGGCCAATAGGTCATTACCAATCGCTCTGGAAAGAGACGCAACAATTCTTTTAAGGGATTCTTCATTCATGATTCGAGTTCACGAGACAGAGGAAACCATACAGCAATCGCTGGAGATGTTTCCTACCGAGTTTGTGGGTTCTTTTATGAATATTGCTACAGGGGGTGATCTCAATAAGTTTTCCTTCAAAGGGCGTGAATACCTTCTCCCTATATATGATACCCCCGCTCGTAGAGTTTTGTTGCTCTGTGGGCGGCAGGTAGAGAAGAGTACCACACTCGGGAATATTATTCTTACATATACACTGCTCCGACGCCATTTTCGCGCGCTGTTTGTAAGCCCCACCCAGCAGCAGACTGAGACGTTTTCAAGAGACCGTATCGCTACCACTATCGAGATGTCTCCCCACCTACAGGTGTTCTCCAGGGGAGAGAACACCAAGAATAACGTTCTGTATAAGAAGTTCATAACTGGGTCTGATCTAACTATGCGCTATGCTTTCCTGCATGCTGATCGTGTCCGTGGCATCTCGGCTGATATGTTGCTTCTTGATGAGATCCAAGACATTCTAACGGAAGTTATCCCCGTAATCGAAGAGGCTCTAGCACACTCCCCCCTCAAGATCCTGCGATATTCAGGAACCCCCAAAAGCGTCGATAAAACAATAAGTTACTACTGGAGTCAGTTCTCTACCCAGAACGAGTGGGTAATCCCTTGCGACGGGTGCAACGCTTGGAATAAGATAGGGATCGATAATATTGGTCCCGACTTCTTGATGTGTGACAAGTGCAACAAGCAGATAAACCCTAGCCACGAGAAGGCCCAGTGGGCCTCTATGAGGTCCCCCCACTGGCTGGAGAACCCACCAATCAAGGAGCCCTTCGAGGGGTATAGAATTCCTCAGGTGATTACGCCTTGGGTGAATTGGCACGAAATTTTAGATAAGAAGAAACGCTACAGCAGAGCCCAGTTTTACAACGAGGTGCTCGGGCTCCCATTTGACTCTGGTAGCAAGCCTCTGACTAGAGACACCCTAATAGCGAACTGCACCGACCGGAGCATGGCAGACGCCGATAAGTTCAGGGGACGCAGTAAAATGTTTATGGGGATAGATTGGGGAACCGCTGAGAATTCCTACACGGTAATGACTATAGGTTGCTATATTAAGGACCGCTTTAATATCCTGCTTATGAAGCGCTTTGAGGGCGAGGAGGCCGAGCCTGAGAATTTAATGCGCGTTATTAGTGGTTATATTGATCGTTTTAATATAGCAGTAGTTGGTGTAGACTACGGTGGTGGGTTTGACAGAAATGATAAGCTAATTAGAACATTTGGCATCCGAAGGATCGCGCGGTATCAGTACGTAAACACTAAAAAGCTCTATTTTGATAAGAGCCTTAGTAGATTCATGGTGAACCGAACAGAGGCATTAATGGCGATTATTAACGCACTCAATCGAAAAAATGAATTTGCTTTTCCGAAATGGGAAGAGATTGAACAACCCTTTGGTAGTGATATGTTATCTGTATTTACGGAGTATAATGAATCTAGGAGAACCACAGTTGTTCAGAGGACCCCTGGTACCACGGATGATACCCTTCATTCGCTAACGTATTGTTTTTTGGCCTCTATGATGCAGCACCCAAGACCTGATATTATCAGTCCTATAGGGGACAAAGAAGATAATAAGAAGCGGAGATACTAATGAACGAACTAGAAAAGTATTTGTTAACCAAGGAAGACGCTGGTCTCTCTTCTTCGGAGCTTAGGCACATGGGGAAGCAGGCTGCTGTACGGTATGTTCAGAACAAGACTCCGCTGAATGACACCATTCTAGAGTTTGCCAAAGAGTCTGGGTTGAATCTCGAGCAGATTAAACGTGTCTCCGAGTATGCAAATAATGATACTTTTTCGACCATGTTTAAGCTTGGCTTCGATAAAAATATCACTTTCCCCATGGCGGAGGCCACAGCAGTGGCTCAAAGCCTGTCCCCCACAAAAGAGAAGACGGCCTCTGTGAACAGGCCTGCTGTGCCTAGCCACTTTCGGTATATCGCTGGCCAAGAGGCCATTGATTTGGAGGACGTGTTTACTGGATCAGGTATGGAAAAAACCGCTAATGTCAGCGCCGTGCGCACGCTTATTAAGCAGGGGGTGGCAGCCAGGGACGCCGTAAAGCAGGCATACCCAGACTACACGCCAGAGCAGGTTCAGGGATTCCTCAACACTTACGGGGCCTCGCTAGAAAAGAAGGCTGGTATCGAGCCTCACGTTAACCCCGGCACCAGGGACGCCGCACGTGAATTTTTGGACCTACACGCAGAGAACAAAAACGCTGAATCTGAAAAAGAAGTTCTTGGCGACCACTTCTGCATCAAGCTGGCAGCTCTTAAGGACCTGTGCAAAGAGGCTTCTCGGGCCGGGAATAGCGCAGGTATTATTGGTTATGCAATTGAGGCTGGCGGTGCTTCCGAAGGGCTACTAAACGTTATTGGTGAGCATGTTGGAAGCTTAGTTGAATTTGGGCACGGTGAGGAGCTTAAGAAGCTTGGGATGGGCATGCTGATGTCAAACCCAGTTACGGGTCTAACCCAAGAGCTTGAGAGCGTCTCGGGGAAACTTCAAATGGCACAGGCGGCTGTTGTCAGAACACAGATGGGCATGCAGGAGCTTTTGGCTATCCTGAAAGGCCCCGATATGTCATCTTCAGCAGCCCAATTATTTGGCGCTCCCCAACCGCCGCCACCGCCCGGGCCTGAGGGAGCGATGCCGCCGCAAGGCGCGCAACCCCCTGCAGGCGCACCCGCACCTGTTGGCCCGGGCATGGCGGGCCCACCTGCCGCAGCGCCCCCGGGATCTCCCGGACCCCAGGGGCCCCAAGGACCAGGAGTCGTTTAATCATGATGACCCCCCTTGAAAAAAGAGCCGCAAAAGCAAAGCTTGCCGCAAGCCTTGGGGACATAATTTATGGCCCGATGGCACGTGTAGCCAGGGTCCCTGGTGATCTTGTTTCCGGTGGGGTTGGCGGGCTCATGTTTGGCCCTAAACAGTGGAACCCCATGCACCCCATGTACGGGAAGCGGCTAAAAGAGGTTCCTGGCCAACGGGGCTTAGATCCTATTACCCGGGGGGAGTATG